AAAGTGCCCCTGATCGGCTCCGCAGAGTTCGGATCGTCTTGGGCCGACACTCACTGATATGACCAACGTACTCATCGACGCTGACGAACTGATTTACAAGGCTTGCGCTGCTGCCGAGTTCGACTTGGAGATCAACGGCTTTCACGTCCTTGCTTCCGAGTTCGCTACGACGCAGAGGATCTTCTGCGACCAAGAGGCCAAGATCTGCGAGGCCCTCGGCGCCTCTGAAGTGGTCATGGCCCTGTCCGATAAGCAGAACTTCCGCAAGGAGATCCTGCTGAGCTACAAGGCGAACCGCAGTCACCGCAAGCCGCTCGCCTTCGGTCGTCTGCGCCAGTGGGTGGTGGACGAGTACCAGACGATCCAGCGGCCCGCGCTTGAGGCCGACGACATCCTCGGCATCTTCCACCGGGACTTCGAGTACATCGCATCGTCCGACAAGGACCTGCTGACGATCCCGACCAAGGTCTACTCGCTGCACACTGACAAGATCAGCGACGTGTCCGAGGCTGAGGCCAACTGGAACTGGCTGCTTCAGACGCTCGTGGGCGACCGCGTGGACGGCTACGCAGGCTGTCTGGGTGCCGGGCCTGTGAAGGCCCAGACGATCCTGCTGCGGGCCTGCGAGAGCGGCAGGGTGCCCCCTGAGCAGCTTCGGGAGGCGTGGGAAGTGGTCGTAGCGGCCTTCAGGAAGGCGGGCATGGAGGAAGATGCCCTGCCCAACGCCCGCGTTGCCCGCATTCTGCGGCCCGAGGATTGGGACGAGGAGACCCAGACCCCGATCCTGTGGACCCCGAAATAGGGGGGTCTATAAGATAAATCCCTATGGATAGCAAGATTGTAAAGAAGATCGTCGAGGAGGCGTTGGACCGTTTTCCCACCCGGCACGCCTCTGAACGCCTCGACACTATGTCGGATCCGCACGCCCTCCTGCCCGCGATTATGCGCGATGCAGGGCGTCAGGAGGTCCTTGACTACTTTGTGTCGCGGCTGACCGGCGAGTACGACATCCGTTTCGACGAGCCCCGCGCCGAGCCTGAGCCTGCGGGGCCGATCCCCGTAGACCGCTACCTACAGAACCTCTGATGTGCGGAAAGACCCCCAAGCCTCCCAGCATCCGCGAGATCCCGCCTCCCCCGGCGCCCGCCGAGACCGCCGTTCAGGTCCGGCAGACGATGGAGCAGAGCGAGCAGGCCCAGATGGGTGCGGCACGCCAGACGCTACGCCGGTTCGATGTCCGGCTACCCGCGAACTTCCAGATCCCGCGATGAAAACCTGCCGGATCTGTCTGGAGCAAAAAGAGCTAACCGAGTTCCATCGGGATGCCAACAAGCCAGACGGGCGGCGGTCAAACTGCAAAGAGTGTCGAAGAGAAGTCTCTCGCTGGCAGAAGCTCGAATCTCGGTACTCCCTCTCACGCGACGCCTTCTATGCCCTCCTTGGAGAGCAGGGAGGGCGTTGTGCTATTTGCCTGAAACACATGCCTAAGGGCACCGCCGTTGTAGACCACTGCCATGACACTGGCATCGTGCGCGGCCTCCTGTGTGCGCCGTGCAACCTAGGACTCGGTCACTTCAAGGACGGGCGCGAGCCCGAACTCTTTGACCGCGCCAAGCGGTACATCCAATGCAGAAATCCCTTCAATCCCAGTACCGGCTCCTAGAGCAAGCTCGCTGGGAGTTTATCGAGACAGGCCATGCCTGCTCGGTACTGACGATCCCGTCGGTGCAGCCTCGAGAGAACATGTCTCGCACCGAACTGCCGCAGAACTTCCAGAGCATCGGTGCGCGGGGCGTCAACAACCTGAGCAGCAAGCTGATGCTGTCGCTGTTCCCGCCCACGCTGCCGTTCATGCGTCTTGAGCTTTCGCCGGACGCCAAGGCGGCGCTCGTCGAGGAGTCGGGCGAGGAAGCTTCGCGCGTCATCTCCGAGATTGAAGCCAGTCTGCACCTGCTTGAGCAGCAGGCCCTGTCCGAGTTTGATACCGAGGGCTGGCGCCCCGCCCTGTCTGAGGCCATGCGCCTGCTGGTCGTCACGGGCAACGCGCTGATCTACGACCGGCCCGGCGGCAAGTCTCCGGTCACGGCGGACCTGCGGCACTTCGTGGTCGAGCGGGACCCCGACAACCGCCTCCGCACCGTCATCCTGCGGCAGGGCATTGGCCGAGAGGACGCGGAGCAGCGACTGGGGCACGAACTGTCCAAGGAGCAACTGGCCGCTACGTCTTATGACGTGGCGATCGAGGGTGGCGTCAACAAGGACGTGCTGGACCTGTACACAGGTGCGCGGCGACTGCCCAACGGCAAGTTCGAGTTCTTCCAAGAGATCGCTGGCGAGCCTGTTGCGGGCACGCTACGCGAGGTCAAGCAAGAAGACCTGCCGCTCATGCCCCTCCAGTTCTGCCCGATCTATGGCTACTCGTATGGCCGTGGGTTCGTCGAAGACGTGCAGGGGGACCTGTTGGTGCTTGAGCAGATCTCCCGCGCTCTCGCAGAGGCCGCGCTGGTCATGTCGAAGGTCATCTTCCTGACCCGACCCGGCTCTGCCACCAAGCCTGCCGCTATCGCCAAGGCGCCTAACGGCTCTGTGCGCGTGGGTGACCCTGAGGACATCGGGGCCGTGCAGGCGAACAAAGGCCAAGACCTGATGGTCGCCTACCAGAAGCAGAACGACATCGCCATGTCGCTCTCCAAAGCGTTCCTGCTGAACTCGTCTGTGCAACGCGCGGGCGAGCGTGTGACCTCAGAAGAGGTCCGCTTCGTCGCGCAGGAGCTAGAGGACGCACTGGGTAACACCTACGCCGCGCTGGCTCAGACGGTGCAGCGGCCCATCGTCCAGTACCTGTTCAATCGCATCAAGCGCACGATTCCCGGCATCCCGCCGGAGGTGCAGCCGGTCATTGCTACCGGCCTTGAGGCGATCTCCCGTAACCACCAAGCTGTCCGCATCCAGCAGTTCCTAGGCGCACTGCAAGCCAGCGTGCCGCCGGAGCAGCTTGTGGACTTCATCCGTTTCGACGCGGTTGCTGCCGACATGGCTACCGCGCTCAACCTTCCCAAAGACCAGTACATCCGTACTCCCGAGGAACTTGCCCAGATCATGGCGCAGCGCCAACAGCAAGCCGCCGTTGAGGCCCTCGGCCCCGAGATGCTCCGACAAGGGGCGCAGCAGCAACAACCTGAAGCATGACCTCCATCTCTCTTAGCATTCGCACGACCGACGACACGGTCACCCTTGAGGACGGTGTGAAGCCGGTGTTCATCTGGACGGGCGACTCCGTCATGATGGGCGCGAGCAGCGAAGGCGCGGGTAGCCGGGCCAAGTGGACTACTCTTCCTGGCATCGAGTTTCCGCAAGCTCCTGAAGAGCGCAGGGTCTACGGGTACTACTGGGACCGCTGGCAGGACGTGAGCGGCAACACGCTGGACAACACGAACCGCACCACGACGACGGGTACTGGTTTTGTCTGGCAACAACTGCATCCGCTTGTCGGCGGCATCGCGAGCGGCGACTACACCACGGTCGACGGGCCTGACAACCAACTCCACCCTGTCTGGTTCTTTGCCAAGTCCATCTACGGGATGTTCCGCCGCGCCAGCGGCGAGATCGTCGAGCCTTACTTCATCCTGTGGAACGCTCCTAACACGGTCTCTGGAGATAACGGGTTCACTGTTCCCCAACAGATCTCCTGGGAGCCCGGAGTTGGCACCCCCGCCACCATCTTCGACAATTACATCGTCGAGGCGATCAATGCGATCACGGCTGGCGGCGACACCGCGGCTGTCTGCGGTATGTTCACGAACATCGGAACGGGCGACATCAACCCCGCTGCGGACCCGATGACCAACAGCACGCCTGACAACCTTGCCGTGATCCGGCGCAACATCGAGGAGCGCCTTGCCGACGGTCAGGCGTTCCCGTGGGTCCAGCTTCAGGCGTACCAGCCCGCTAACACGACGAGTTACCCGCCCGCGACGGTGCGAGCGCACAAAGCAGAGTTCATCCGGTTCAAGACTCTTGAGCCGTCTGTGCGACTTGTCGACTGGCACGCCGAGGTGTCCACCCTTGCCGACGGCATCCACCCGGACATTCCGGGCATCATCGCCCTTGGCACGCTGCTGGGCACTGAATACAAGAAACACCTCAAGTTTGACGCGGGCGCTGCCGCGCCTCTTGTCTCCACTTCTATCAGCTAAACATGACCGAAGAAAGTACGAGCCCCGTTGAGCCCACCCCCGCCCCTGCCACGGCCCCTGCGCCGGTCGAGTCGCTGGAGATCCCTGCGGCTTCTGAGGCGGCACCTGCTACCGCTGAGGACGTTGCTGCGCTCCAAGCGGAGATCGCCGAGATGCGGCGCCGAGAGGCCGCGCGTCAGGTCACTGAGACGCTTGGGGGCGACGAGGTCGTCCGTGGCGCCATGCAGTGGGCTCAGCAGAACATGAATCAGGCGCAATTGGACGCGATCAACGCTGATCTCGCCAACTCGTCTGTCGAAGGTCAGACCGCCATCATGCGCGGCCTGATCGAGCAGTCCGGCGTTGGCGCCGCTGCTTTCGCACAGGGCACCCAGGTTCCGTCCGGCACTGTGCCGTTCGCGTCCCACGAGCAGATGCTCGAAGCCCAGCGTAGCCCTCAGTACAAGAACGACCCCGCGTACCGCGACGAGTTCATGCGGCGCCTTGCCGTGTCTAACATCTGATGTTCAAGTACATTCTTCCCCTGCTCCTGCTAGCCCCCCTCTTTGGCTGTGGCGCGTTCTCGACGTTCCAAGCTGAAGTTGAGGGCATCCAGCAGGAAACCTCGGTCCTGCTTGACGGGGTCGACGACAAGTACACCAGCGGCGAGATCACTGCGGAGGAGCGTGACATACTCATCCGCGAGATCCTCGAGGAAAGCAAAGCCCGCCTCGACGGCGCTGCTCGAGTTGCTAGTGACGACATGATCTCTACGGGCTCCGAAGCTCTCGATCTGCTCCTCGTGCTGCTGTTTGGCGGCGCTAGCGGCACGGGCGCTCTGGCCCTGTTCCGCCGTATGCGCGGCGTTCGCCGGGAGGACTGACATGGTCGAGTACCGCGGTGAAAAGTTCAGCGGCTACAACAAGCCCAAGCGCACGCCTGGGCACAAGACCAAGAGCCACGCCGTGCTCGCCAAGGAAGGCGACAAGGTCAAGCTCATCCGTTTTGGTCAGCAAGGCGTCAAGGGCTCTCCTGAGGGCACCAAGCGCAACAAATCATTCAAAGCACGTCATGCCAAGAACATCGCCAAAGGAAAGATGAGCGCGGCATATTGGGCCTCAAAAACCAAGTGGTGATCTATGCCTAAGAAGAAAGGTCTGTACGCCAACATCAACGCCAAGCGTAAGCGCATCAAGGCCGGTAGCGGCGAGAAGATGCGTAAGCCGGGGAGCAAAGGCGCTCCGACTGACGCAGCCTTCCGCAAGTCTAGGAAGACGGCCAAGAAGAAGACTAAGTAGCTTGAGCTACTGCCTCGGTTCGCTGGGGCACCCTTACAACCCTTGAGCCATCCGTCAGCCGCAGGCCAGCGCAGGATGCTCAGGGGTGCCGTGTAGGAGAGGAAGCAGCGGCCCACCCAAGGGTGGATCAACCGAAGACGCGGGCACTCCAGAATGGCAACCCCTTCTCTTTATCCCTACACCCCCTACCTAACTTTTAGTTATGGCTTATCCCACCGTGGATACTGTGACTCAGCCGGGCGTCAGGAACCTGACCGGCGCTGAGGACCAGCTTTACCTCACCATGTTCAGTGGTGAGGTCCTCAACATCTTCCGAGACAAGAACGTGATGATGGAGAAATCCCGCGTCATGCAAGTCGGTCCCGGAAAGGATTTCCAGTTCCCGAAGCTGGGTCAGGCGTCCACCGCCTACCACGTCAAGGGTCAGTCGCTGCTGAATGACGCTCACAGTTACCTGAGCGACATCGAGCACACCGACACCGTCATTCCGGTTGACAAGATCCTGCTCTCCTCGATCTTCGTCGACAACTGGGATGAAATCATTAAACATTATGAGACCCGCTCGGAGTACGCCTACCAGCTTGGCGCGGCCCTCGCCCGCAAGATGGACAAGCAACTCTTCGCGCTTGCTACCGCCAAGGGTCTTGCTGAGGCTACTCCCGGTGCGTCCTCGGACTTCACCGCGGCCCTCAACACTGACAAGACCAAGGCTTCGCTTATCGACATCGACGGTGTCAACGATGCGACCGACGCTGGTGTTGCGCTGCTTGAGCAGGGCATGGTCGACGCGGCTGCGGCTTTCGCGGCCAAGGACGTGCCGATGGACGATGTGACGTTCTTCGTGCGCCCGGACCAGTACTACCAGCTTCAAAAGCAGGGCGCTCTGCTCAACGTCGACTACGGCAACGCGGGCAACGGCTCCAAGGCTGGCGGCGCGATCTTCCGCGGCTACGGCTTCAACATCGAGTGGACGAACCACCTTCCGCAGGCCGCTGTCACGGCGGACAACGGCGGCAACTCGGACTACGCGACCACGCGCGGTATCACCGCTCTCGCCATGGAGCGCGGCGCCCTCGGCACCGTCATGCGCCAGAGCGTGCAGACCGAGACCGACTACCAAGTCGAGCGTCAGGGCTCGCTGGTCGTGTCCAAGGTCGTCTGCGGCCACGGGGTCCTTCGCCCCGAGTGCCTTGCTGTCATCTACGACAGCACGATCCCGCAGACCTGATCCAGTCTCTGAGTAACCACTCACCGGGCGGCACCTTCTTCGGAGGGTGTCGCCCACCCTTTTATCACCATGACCTTCGACGAGCTTCACGCGGTAAACCGCATCCTGGCCGCACAGGGCCTGCCCCCGGTGAATACCATCGAGGGTGACACTTCCAAGAACACGCAGATCGCCCTGTCGATGCTGCGACAAACCTCGGTTGACGTGCAGTCTGAGGGCTGGGGCTTCAACACCGAGTACGAGTACACGCTGTCCATGGACGCTGCGACGGGTGAGATCAACATCCCGTCCACGATCACGCGCTGGTACAGCGACGAAGAGCCTTGGCTCATCCAGCGGGGCACCAAGCTATACAACCGCAAGGACAAGACCTATGTCTTCGACGAAGCGAAGAAGGGTACGGTCCAACTGCAACTCGAGTGGGACGAGCTGCCCATCGAGGCCAAGACGTTCATCACTGCCCGCGCTGCCCGTGTCACCTACGAGCAGTACGTCGGCGCTGACGAGACCCGTCAGAACCTGTACGTCGAAGAGAAGAACGCGCAGATGGTCCTCGACCAGCGCGAGGCGGACACGGCCCATGTGTCCATGCTGAACGACCCGTACCTGCCGTGGCTCCGCGGGTCGACGTATGTCCCCGGAAGCCCCCGCTACCCTAACGTCTAATGACTTTCCGCCAATCCATTCCGGCCTTCTTGGGCGGCATCAGCCAGCAGTCCAAGGCGATCCGCCCGACGAACCTTGTCGACGATGCGGTGAACATGGAGTTCCTGCCGTCCGAGGGCGCTACCAAGCGTTACCCGACTGAGTGGGTGGCGGACCTAGGGATCACGCTAGACGCCAGCAAGGCCCACGCGGTCGCCATGCCGCGCGATGACGAGGACTATGTGGTCGTTGTCGACGACACCACCGTGCGTGTCTTTGACTCGGCGGGCGTAGCTCAGACGGTCACGGAGGCAGGCAACGCCTTTGACTACCTGACGGGCGCTACGCACAGCGACTTCCGATTCCAGCAGATCGCAGACACGCTGTATGTCGGCAACACCAACACGGTGGTTGCGGGTGAGGCCGGTCGAGACTACGCGCCTTGGCGTCAAGCTGGGGATGCTGGTGTGTTTATTAGGCAGTCCGGGTACGACTACACTTACACGCTGGATGTAGGTCCGACTTCGGTCTCTGTCACCACGCAGACTTCGCCTACCTCTTTGGCGTCGCGTGGATACTCCAGCACTTTCACAAACACCGCCGCGCAACCCTACAGGCTGTCCCAAGCGGAGGCCGACGGGACAACGCCCATCGATGTATCCGCGCTGTCCTCGCCGGTCAACTCCAACAGCGTAGGCGACTTCAGTTGCAGGCAGTGCCCTACCCAGTACATCAACGTAGGCAGCATTTCAATCCTGTCTGGGCAGTGCATGGGCGTAACCAACGTGCCCACAAACGGGCAACCGACCGACTTCAGGACCGACTTCAACAATACAGGATTCCCTGGAGCCGCTTCGCTGCCAGAGGTCGCGGTAAAGTTCGACCCAGACTTCCAGCAACTCTGGATCGACGAAGACGCGAACGTCGCTGCGGGAGACTGGATCTTTATCGCGCGTAACGCGATCACCAAGCAGTACGAACTGCGCCCGTCATACGTCGCTCGAAAGTTGGCCGAGGCGCTCCTTGCAGCCGATCCGACGATCCAAATTGAGAGCGACTACATGTATCAGGCTTCCAAGGAGCCTGAAGCCACAGAGGGACAGTCGTCGTCGTTCTTCCTGACTGTAGGGGCCTTCAAGCCGACGACCCTAGAGATTGCCGTAGTCCACCACAGTGCGTCAAGCCCAGTTGCTGACGCTGCCTACGTCTGGTCTGACGAGATCGAAGAGATCACGCATCTGCCTGTCTTCTTCAAGCAAGGTGCAGTGGTGCGGATCACGGGCGACCCGACTAGCGCACAAGACGACTACTTTGTGCAGTTCGCTACCGAAGAGTGGCGAGAGACCACTGACAACGACGAAGACCGCTTCTTCACGTACTCCACCGACCTGTTCGGTCGCGGCGACTGGCGAGAGACTACGGAGCCTGGGTTGAGCACTGGGGGCCTTGATAGCTCCACGATGCCTCACAGGCTTCAGCGGGACTCTGGGGGCAACTGGACGTTCTCCAGCGTCGGCTGGGGCACGAGGCCCGCAGGTGACAACCTGACGAACCCTGAGCCCTCCTTCGTCGGCAGCAGGATCTTCGACATCTTCTACCACGAAGACCGCCTAGGCTTCGCAGCGGACGCCAACGTCATCATGTCGGAGTCGGGCGAAGTCGAGAACTTCTGGCGCACGACGGTGCTGTCCGTGCCGGGCTCTGACCCCATCGACATCACCCTAGCCGCCCTAGGTGGCAACGCGGTGTACCACGTCGTGCCCTTTGACCGACGCCTCTTCGCTTTCTCCGAGTCCGCACAAGCGGCGATCTCCGGCGGCGACGGGGCCTTGACCCCGGCCACGGTATCTGCGAAGCCTGCTGGCAGTTACCGAACGTCCCCCTCGATCTCCCCCGTGCCCCAAGGTGTGTCGCTGTTCTCGGCGTTTACCACAGGCACGAACATGCAAGTTCGAGAGATGTTCCCTGGACAGTACGAAGGCGATCTACAAGCTTCGGAGATCACGCTGGCTGTGCCGCGGCTGATGCCCAACACGGTCCGCAAGGTCTTTGCGTCTAGCGGCGGCAGTGACCTGATCTGCCTGACCGAGTCCGGCCAGTTCTTCCTGTACCAGTACCTGCGATCGGGCCAGCAGAACCTCATGTCCGCATGGGGCCGCTGGACGTTCGACGGGGGCTCTCTGGTGGACGCAGTGACGATCCGCGACCTCGTGTACGTCCTCGTCAACCGAGACGGTACGACCCGCCTAGAGAAGATCTTTGTCGGATCTGGTCGGGGCGACGTAGACACGTCCTTCAAGCCGAGGGTCGACCGTCTTGCCAGCATCAGCGGCGGTACGTTCGACTTCGCTACGAACTCGACGACCTTCCAAGTGCCTTATGACTTCGCTGCGACCGACACGGTGCTGCTGGTATCCAAGGGTACGACCCTCGAGTACGGGGCACCGATCCCCGTCACCTCGCAGGACGCAGCGACCAACACCGTGACCGTGTCGATGGATCTGTCCACGGAGGAAGTCTGGGTCGGCACGAAGTACGACAGCCAGCTTGTCATGACGCACCCGGTGGTGCAGACCCCTGCCCAACAAGGCGGGCGCACCTCGGTCGTCGGCGGCAACACGCTGGTGCGGGACATCGCCATGTCTCTGTCCGATACTGGCTACCTGAAGGCGACTGTGGAGGCCGTTGGGCAGTCCACGTCGACTGAAGAGTTCTTGGCAGACCGCATGGACGTGGGAGAGATCTCGCCGTCCGTCCTGTCCAGCCGAGAGTTCCTAGTGCCCATCCACGCCAGCGCAGACGAGTTCCGCCTGACGCTGTCCAACGACACTGCTATGCCGTCCACGCTCGTCAACGGCGCGTGGGCTGTTCGATTCAACGCCCGATATCGGCAACTATGACGACTCTGTACCTCGAAGAAGCTCACTCTGACCACGCCTATGTGCTGGCACCCAACCTCTGCGAGAACGACCTGCGATGGATTGAGAACGCCTACAGTGACGGCGAACTCTACCCGCAGGAAGCTGTGCGCGCTTCGATTGAAGAGTCGGAGCAGGCCTTCACGATCTGTAACGAGGATGGGGAGCTTCTTGGGGTATGGGGTCACGGAGCCTGGGACCGACCCACTGGAGTCGGGTACATCTGGCTGCTGTCGTCTGAAAGGCTGTGGAACGAGTATTACCCGTCCCTCAACCGCGCTTGGCGTCGACACATCATTCCCAAGCTCGACGACATCTACACGCAGTACGGAGCGACTGTCCTCAGCGACAACGCAAAGCTCGTCTCGTGGCTACGCCTCTCCGGTTTCAAACCTAGCGCCCGTTCCGATCGGACTGGCACACTGTTCACACACTACACCAGATCATGATTCCTGTAGGACTAATCGGCAACGTCGTTGCTGGCGCAGCCACCAAGGGCATGGCAGGGGGCGGTTTTGGTCTCGGCCAAGCCGCTCTCGGTCTTCAAGGACTTGGCGGGCTGTTCTCGATCGCCACGGGCCTATCCGATCAGCGCAAGCAAGCCAAGTACGCTGAGAGGTACTTCGAGGAAGTCGCCCAAGCGTCGTTCAAGGACGCCAAGTTCAAGTTCGCCCAACTGGGGCGCCAAGAGCAGCAGCGCGTGCAGCAGGGCGCCCAGATCCTCCAGAACGTGCTTAGGCAGGCCGCGCAGGCTCGTGGTCAACTGACGGCCTCGGCAGCTGCTGGTGGCGTTGCAGGCGCCTCTGTGCAAGCCCTAGAGGCGGACCTCGCCCGCCAAAAGCTGTCCCAAGTTATCGCGCAGACCCAGGATATCCGCGGTGCGCGTGAGCAGTTGTCCGCCGAGAGGCAGCAGGTCGCCGCTCAGGCCACCAGCCGCATCCGGTCTGCGATGGCGCAGTACCAGCCCCAGCAGCCTGATGTCTTCGGCCAACTGTTCCAGCTTGGTACGTCGATGCTCGGCACCTACGCACAAGTCACCACGCCCGGCCCGTTTGGCCGAGAGTTCATCTGATGAGAAAGCAGCCCCAGGAATTTGGCTTCGGCGTCCGAGGCGTACAAGCCTCTCCGGTGGACACGTTCTCGCCTGAAGTCGTGCAGAAGCCCCGCGCATCTCGCGGGCAGGCGGTCAGTCAGGGCCTCTCGAACCTGTCGCAGACGCTGGCCGGGATGGCGCAGCAGAACCGCAAGTACGACGATAGTACGCTACAGCCCCTCGCCAACGCGGTGTACACCATGCGCGAGGAGGGTATGTCCGATGCCCAGATCGAAAAGGCGGTCTCTGCTCAGGGGCTTACCTCTGCTCGTGTCCTGTCTCGCATCCGTAAGGGCGGGGGCTTTGACGCTTTCACCGACCCTGCCTTCCGAATCACCTACGACGAGCTTCAGGGCATCGGCAAGGTCGAGGACGCGGTCATCGCCATGGCAGAGGTCGACCAAGTTGCACGCAACCTCGCAGCGGGCCTCGGCATTGACGACGACCCTGAGGAGATGATGGCGCAGGTGGAGGCGCTGTACAACGAGGCGATCTCCGGCGTCAAGAAGGGGCTGTCACCCTTTGCGCTTGCGGCGTTCAACGGGAAAGTCAACCCGATGCTGACCGACCGCTCGCTCAAAGCCATCCAAGCAGGCCGCAGAGCACAGGAGGTCGACTACGCCAACCTGACGGCCACCGATGTCCTCAACTCGGTTGACGGGTTCATCGGCGGTCTCACCAACGGGTTCGAGATGAACCGTGAACTGGTGGGCACGTTCAAACAGAAGCTCGGCAACGTGGCACCTCAAGACGTTCCTGCCTTCCTCTCCACGGTCATCAGCGGACTTGAGGCCCGCTTGGAAGTCGCTGCGAGCAGCAACATGGTCCCCGAAGAGCACCAAGATGACATCGAGGAGCTGTTTGAGGCTTTCGAGGATGCCATCCCGGAGGACGTGCTTGACGCTAACCCCGAGGCACAGACTCAACTGAACGGGGTCAAGGCGAAGTACTACCGCACTGAGGAGGACCTTGAGAACTACCGTGCGCGTGGTGAGCGGCGCAACAGCCTGTCTTCCGCCGAGATCAACAACATCGCCGTGGCGCAGCTCTCCGCTGTACACGAGGGCGACTTTGGGGCCTACAACGACCTAAGCAAGGTCGAGGAGGCGCTGAACTACACCCGTGCTCTCCAGTCGCGCCTGCAAGATATGCCCGCGGAAGACCGCGCGGCCCTTGCGGAGCGTCTTAGGGTGCCTGAAGATCAACTAGACGAGGTCGTGGGGCAACTCTCGAACGACTATGCTAGGCGTTCAAGCGAGATCCGAGGTGAAGACCGCAGCAGTCTGCTGTTTGACCAGTCTCAACAAGACCGCATCTCTCAGTTGGACGAGCGAGCCCGTAGGCAGGCGGACAAAGATTCTGCTGAAGCTCGCAGTGTCTACTCTGGACAGATCCGCAGTGCGGGTATTCAGGGCCGTCGCGCCAGTCTTGAGGGCATCGCTCAAGCAATCCGCGGCGACGGCACGCTCACTGACACCGACCGCGAGCTTCTGCTGCAAGAGTTTGACCTCATCAAGAGCGACCCCGGAGCACTACAGCAGATCAAGCAACTGGCCCAGCCCTCTACGCAAGCCGCGGTACAGGCCCTCGTTGGCGCCCAAGAAGAGACGCCGCCCGATTCGGCCATTAGTGACCTACAAATTGCTCTCGCTGCTGAGGCCGAGGACATTGCTCTGGCGATGCTGACAGAGCCTGGAATGCGCGAGAAGCTTGCCGCAGGCGAGACTGCCGCGATCCAGAAGGAACTCAACGATCGGGTCAGGGCTCGCGCGGAAGAGTTCGCACTGGACACGTTCATCAAAGACCCCACCAACGATGCGCTTGATGCCATCTCCATCAGGGGTCTTGTAAGCCAGAGTGCGGCTGGTCTGAACTTTGAGGGCGTGCCGCTGACCAACGAGAATGCCCGGGAGGGCGCTCAGGTGATTCTACAGGACTCCCTGCTGAACCCCACGACGCAGCCCAAGGAGTACGCACGCCTTGTGAACGAGACGGTTGAAGGGTACAAGGCCGTGAACAATCTAGGCAGCGATTGGCTTATGGCTGGGCTGACGCGCCATGACGAGTTTAAGGGCCGACTGACCGACGAAGCCGATGACTTCATGCGCGGCCTTGAAGGCTTGGTTGATCAAGCACAGGACCCCGATCACGCCGTCAGCAGCAGCGCCAAAAAGGCGATCCGCAGCATCATCCTTGACATGGGGATTGTGCCCATGCAGGCCGAAGGCTCGGTGCTTGAGTCTATCCGCGCCATCGCAGGTGTTGTACCCGAGGAAGTCATCGAAGAAGGTGACTACTACCAGAAGGAAGCGATCAAGTTCGCGGAGTTCTTCAACAGGCTCCAAGAGTCCTCTGACTTCACCCTGCGCTTCAACAGTTACGAGGAAGCCCTGCGATACCGAGCTGCGGAGTTCCAAACCAACGGCATATTCCACGGGATGTATGACAGCAACACTGGGGACCTTGACACCAGCAAGACGTTCACTTCGGTAGACGCTGAGGGCAACGAGACCACGCTGGACTTCAAGGATGTCGTCAAGATCACCCGAGACTTCCTCTCCACGAACATCCGCGGTTTCAACCCCTCGAACCAGCAGGTTCTGGATTTCATTTACCGCCAGTCCGTCATTGAGCAAGAGTTCTGATGCAAGACTACAACAAGACCAGTAGCTACGACTACTGGAGCACCTACAGGTCGCAGAAGGCCAGCAGGGATATCTCGTCGAACCCGGCGGATACCTTTGAGATGGGTGTGGGAAGCGTTGTGGGCGACATCACCAAAGGTGTCGTCAAAGGTGCGCTGGACGCTGGGTCTTCGATCACGAACCTCGGTATCTCGCTGACCAACCTGATGAGCGGCTACGACTTGGAGCGCGTCAACTTCTCCGAGTCTTACGGCCTTCGCACCAACACCATCGCTGGCAACGTGACCAGCGTCATGACCCAGTTCTTTGTGCCGTTTGGGCTGCTGGGCAAGGTGGGCAAAGGTATGCAGGCTTTCGGTGCCGCAAGGACCGGGAAGATCGGCGCGGGCACCGCGAAGACCATTGGCAGAATTTTGAGTCCTACCAACGCCAAGGCGGTTGACAAGATCAAGAGCCTCGAGGCTGCGGGGCAAGTGTCCAAAGCGATGCTGCACAAGGCTCGGTTTGTCAACGCCGCCAAACTCGCGCCCAGGGGTATGGCTGCGGACTTTATCGCATTTGACTCAAACGAGGAGCGGTTCGCGGATCTGGCCCAGCACGTCCCCGGTGTCGGCAAGCTCTTTGAGAACCTTGCCTACGACGAAGACGACTCTTGGTTCGAGGCCCGCATGAAGAACGCCATTGACGGCGCCATCCTTGGCTTCGTCGGTGACTACCTTTTCAGTGTCTTCAGGTCGCGCAAGGCTTACCAAGAGGTCATGGACGCTGGGGGCAAAGAAGAAGACGCCATCGTCGCTGGCGCAAAAGCCGCCCTAGAGTACGAGGAAGCTGCCAAGATCGCCCAGAAGACCGAGGTCGACGAGAACTTGGCGAAGGCAGACGAGTCCCCGCTCACTGTCAGTACAGACGCGGGTGACGACACCCTGCGTGCGGAAAGCTCCGCTGCGAAGGACGAGTACGACAAGGCCCGCTCCGACGGCAAGATCGTCGACGAGAACGGCGATATCTACGACCGACCCACAGTCGACGAGGACGGCGTGCCCGCTGCCCCTTCCGCGCCCACGCGGCCCGCGTTCGGTGAAGGGGTCTTCCCCAAAGTGGACCCCGATACTGGTCGACTGTCCGTCGAGCTTTCGGCGCCGGTCAAGAAGCGCGTCATTGACGAAGCAGCTAAAGACATCGCTGGAGATGTGGCGGAAGCGATTGCGGACTCTGGCCGTCTGTCGGGCCGTGCGATCATGGACGCTGTCAAGAAGACCGCGGCCCGCACCGACCTACCGACCAACCCCCGAGCCCTCGGACCTGACGGTAAGCCGATTGAACTCCCCGAGGATCTGTCTCGCAAAGCGGCAAACCTCGAGACTCGGCGTGCCGCCTTGGCTGACCCGGACGGAGCCCTGTCGCTGACTCGTGCCTTGGAGGTTGAGTTCGGCAAGCAGAAGTGGGGCGAGACCATGAACCGAGAGCAACTGGAGATTGACGTGCTTCAAGGCATTGAAGACTTCGTCGATCTACCGCAATCCGAAGTCTCGCAAATGGCGTACAAGCTCGCCATCGCAAGCGAGGAAGAGCTACAGGGCGCTATCGTGACCATGCAAGTGCAGGGCGCGATGTCCACTGAGTACATGAACGAGGTCAGCCGCGTTGTCAAGGAGATGCTCCAGCACGAAGACACGCTTGACAACAAGGCCCTCAACCATCTAGCAGACCTGTTTGAGGCGTTTGACGCTTTCCAGACGGGCTACACGCGGAAGAAGTCTCTGTTCGGCCTCGGACTGAGCCTGCCCGCGCCCCAGACCAAACGACTGTTCCGCAAAGCGGCCAACGAGGCCCGCGATGCCTGCGGCCTGAAGCCCTGACATGAAAAAGAACCTAACTGGCGAGTGCGGAACTCTGTTTCAGAACCTCGCCGCGACCCTACGCAAGCACGGCGTGCCTGGGCAGGAGTCGGACAAACTGGTCCGTCGCTTGCTCAAGAGTGTGGATGAAGTCATTGACGGCGGTGAGGGCAGCATCAAATCGCTGGAGGTCTTCGCAGAGAAAGACGTGTTTGCCCGCGGATTCGACATTGCTGAAGAGTGGCGTATGTTTGCGATGCTGTCCGGCATCAAGACGCAGATCATCTCCCCGGTATCTGCTGCGATCATGAGCCAAATGCGGACCGTCGAAGACACCGTGGGCTCAATCTTTGGTCGCCTGCTGTCGGACATGACGCCGCAAGAGCTTGCCCTTGTGCGCCGCCAAGCCTCCATTGAGCGCGGCGAGATCGCCAAAGGGCAGATCCAGATTGCCGAGAACTTCAAGATGTGGTTTGGTCGCAAGGACGGCAGCAGCCCGTGGGATCTTGCGTCCAACAACAAGCTCGAAGAGTCCCAGATGAACTCTGCGGCGGCGATGCAGGCTCTTATGCGCCTCAACGACGGAAAGGACGGCTTCATCACCAAAGGGCTTCAGTTCTTCGGCAACATCAGCCAACTGTCCGGCAATATGCTACAGCGGGGCGACCAAGCCTCAAAGCTGATTGCGGGCCGCGCTCGGCACATCTCTTCGGCCTACGGCAAGTTCATCAAACAGGGCTTCAGCGACACCGAGGCTATTCGGATGGCTCGAGAGCAAGCCGATGTCATGCTGGAGATGCGTGGTAACGCTCGTCAGCAACTCCAGACGGCGCTGGTACACAAACGGGGCGCCACGCCTGACCAGATGCCCAAGGATCTTGAGGAGATTTTGGAGCGGGCCAACGTCCGCAGCGAAGAGGACATCACTGACGCGCTTGACTCGATTGTCGACGGCATCACTGCTGGCGAGAAGGCGACATTCACGCACAGGATTGAGAAGAAGAACTGGATCGACAAGATCGGTCAACACATCTCAAACTCTCAGCAGGATATCCCCGCGCTGAAGCTGGTCATGCCGTTCGTCAAGACGCCGACCAACATCGCCTCGGAGACCTGGGAGCGCACGTTTGGTACGGGACTAGGTCTTGCTGAGGCCACGATCCGCAAGCTTCGGGCGACCATGGGCGGCGCTGACTCAATTGGCGAGCCCCTGAGCAACCTCGCCAAGCGTCTTGAGAGCCCCGACCCTCGCGTGCGGGCTAGGGCCATTGGCGAAATGACGGTGGGCGTGACCTCCATGTCCGCTATCGTGCATCTTGCAGGCCAGAACGACCCCGACACCGGGATGCCCAAGATCACGGGCACGGCTCCCTCTGACGCCCGCCTTGCGGCTGCGTGGAAAGAGGCCGGATGGCAACCGCGGAGCATCATGGTCGGCGGCAACTACATTTCCTACGACCGACTTGACCCGCTTGCGGGTGCCGTCTTCGGCTTTGCGGCGGACCTTACTGCGTCCATGAATTGGGCCAGCGATGACGGTGCGGCGCACCAAGAAGGCGCTGGTCTGTTCTTGGGCATCGCAGGTGCACTTGGGTCCAACATTACGTCCAAGACGTGGATGAAGGGCCTTCGTGAGGCTGCGGAGCTGGCTGCGGATCCCTCGGAGCGCAACGTCTACAGGTTCGTCAAGAACATTGTTGGCAGCGCCGCGCCGGGCGTCCTGCGAGACACCCAGAACCTCTTGTCGGAAGAGCAGCAGATCAAAGACATCAGCACTTTGGGCGAAGCCTTCATGGCGAAGATCCCCGGCCTAAGCAGCAAAGTGGACGCTCGTCGCAACTTCATTGGCGAGAAGCTCCAGTATACGGACGTGCCGGGGCAGCAGAAGTGGAACACGATCATGCCCTTCAACATCACTCGTATCAAAGACGACGTGCTGTCCCGCGAGCTGTCCCGCCTGCCCCAAGGCTTCTCGATGCCCTCCACCAAGATGTACGGTGCAGACCTGAAGGACGCTGCGTTTGACCGACCGAACGGGCAAAGCGCCTACGACCGAATGCTCGAGATCTCCTCCAAGGTCAAGATCGGAGGCCGCACGCTTCGTCAGGAGATGCGCCGTATCGTCAAGAGCGCCGAGTACCAGCGTCTGGACATCATGGACATCGAAGGTGAGATGAACCCGCGGACGGCTCTGCTGAGTAAGACGATCAACAAGTACAGGAAGAAGGCTCGAACCGAGCTTCTGAAAGAGAACAAGACCCTGCGTAATGACGTTAGAAACCGTCAGCGTGCCCGCCAAACTCGCCGTGCAGGTCTCGGCTTTGACTTCTACACCCGATGATTACTGAAACCCTCACTGTGACCGTTGGCGGGCAGCGTGACTTCACGTTCACGTTCCCGTACATCACCAAAAGCCACCTGAGCGTCAAGGTCAACGACGTGGCTACCAGCGACTGGTCGCTCACGTCGACCCAGGTCTTGCGCCTCGGTGACACTTTCTCTGGCGGCGGCGCTCTCAGCATCAACGACACGGTGGCTATCAGCCGCACGACGCCGATTGCTGACCCCCTCGTCACCTTCTCCTCCCCCAGCACCCTCAGATCCTCGGAGATCAACCTTGCGATACAGCAAGTCCTCTACAACCTGCAAGAGCAAGACGCGCAAACCCTCTCGACCCTCAACGCGGACGCGGGGTTCACGCGGTGGGAAGGGCAAAACCTCCCGCTAAAGAGCCTTGGAGCGCCTGTGGATGCCACGGACGCGGCTCGCAAGACGGACATCGACAACGCGATCGTCGCTGGCGGAAACATCCCTGCCTTCTCGATCACGGACGCCGGGCGAGCTCTCAGCATCAACTCCAGCGGCAACGTGGGCTGGCAAAGCCCTGGCGGGGGCATCAGCACATTCAAGGTCTCCGCTGACCCCTCTCCGGTCACTGGCGCAGACGGTGGGCATCAGCTTGTCGACGGTAACACGACGGAGATCGCGGACTGGACGGTCACCGGCGCCGCTCTGCCGGTTGAAAAGGTGGCTGACGTGGCTGCATGGTGGTCGGGCACCGCACCTTCGGTGTCTGGTACCTCCAGCATCGTCCTACCGACCTCCGGTGTCTACGAGGTCACGGTGCGCGGCAAGGTCCGCTCGATCGCTAACGCGACGCCTGGCATTTCCTCTGCCGCCGCTGCGATCACCAACGACCTCGGCCTGACCGTGTTCGACCGCCAGACGAACATGCGCCTGGGTCAGTCTGGGACCGGCGACACTTGGCAGGGCACCGAAAGCTTCGTGCTCACGGCCTACATCACGGTCTCTGGCTCGCAGAACATCAACCTGCGGGCTCTCAAGAGCAACCCGGCGGATGTCGTCATGGACACGCCGACCACCATCACTGTCAAAGAAATCCGATGAGTGACCACCTTGAAGAGATGGACCGCCTGCTGGCGGAGTCGCATCTCAACGCTCTCCGCAACCCAGAAGCTACCGCGAGCGATAGAGAAGCTGCGCGGAAGTATCTTGCCGCCAAGGGCTATGCTGGCCCGTCTGTGGCGGGTCACGCCAAGGCTGAAGACGACCACCCTGTACTCCGTTTGGCCGAGTGGACGACTGACGAACTGCGTGCGGAGTATGGTAGCTGACAGGGCCGCACGGAAGCGTGCCCGCGAGATCCTGACGGTTCTCACCAACGTGCTCCCCGTTCCCTTCCCGGTCAGTCTCCGCTGGAGACGACTTGAGGGGTTCGGGGAGTCTCTTGTATCGACAAAGAAGGATGGCTCGCGCAGCGCAGTCATTGATCTCCGCGCAGACCTCAACGAGGCCGTAGCCGTAGAGACTTTGTGCCACGAGTACGCGCATCTGATCTCGACTGACTACTACGGGACCTCTCACGACGCCGTGTGGGGTCTCGCATACTCTGACGTTTACAAGGTCGTCTACGGCGACCACTGACATGCAAATCCCTGCCGATCACCCCGCAAGAGACTTCCGAGTCTTCTCAGAGCGCATCTGGAAGCACCTAAACCTACCTGCGCTGACCCCAGTGCAGCGGGATATCTGTGTCTGGCTCCAGCACGGGGGCAAGCGTAACCAGACGCACGCCTTCCGGGGTGTCGGCAAGTCTTACCTGTGCTCTGCCTACGTCCTTTGGTCGCTCTTCCTCAACCCTGAGGAGAAGTGCCTAGTCATCTCGGCGTCCAAGGAGCGTGCAGACAGCTTCGTGAAGTTCACGAGGCGCCTGATCGACGAGGTGCCTTTCCTCCAGCACCTACGGCCTGACCGCAACCGCGGAGACCGCGATTCCAACATCTCGTTCGACGTGGGCGCGGCCAAGGCTGGGGCTCACTCGCCTTCCGTGCGCTCTGCGGGCATCACATCGCAGATCACGGGCTCTCGTGCGTCCCTGATCGTCCTCGATGACGTTGAGGTGCCCGCCAACTCGGCCACACCGGCCATGCGGGAGAAGCTGTCGGAGTCCATCAAGGAGATCGACGCTATTCTCCTGCCCGAGTCCAAGAAACTCAACGTCGAGCCCCGTGTCCGCATCCTGGGGACGCCCCAGAGCATGGAGACGGTGTACGCAACGCTCGAAGAGCGGGGCTACCGCACCCGAATCTGGCCCATCGAGGTCCCTGAGGAGCACACAGCCGACGGCTACCGCGGAAACCTAGCTCCGATGGTGCAGAAGATGCTAGACGACGGCGATGCGGCGGGCACATCGGTCGAGCCGTCGCGTTTCCCGAAGCACGACATCGCGGAACGGCGCCTTTCCTACGGCACGCTGGGCTTCATGCTTCAGTTCATGCTGTCCACGGCCCTCTCGGACTCCGAGAAGTTCCCGCTGAAGACTAAAGACCTCATGGTCGCCTCCTTCCCGGTCGATCAGGCCCGCGAAGTCTACGTCCACAGCAACCATCCGCAGTTCAAGCTGCGTGAACACCCCAATGTGGGTATGCACGGGGACGGTTTCTACGCGGTGGGGGACCAGATTGGCGACTACACCAAGTTCGACAACACGATTGTGGCTGTCGACCCGTCTGCACGGGGCCGAGACGAGACCGCAGTGGTTTCAATGTCCTCCCTAGGCGGTCAACTGTTCCTCCACAGGTGCTTCGGGCTTCTCAGCGGCTACGCAGAGGAGACTCTGGAGGCGATTGCACAGGAGTGCGCGCGCGTGAAGGCCCGCAGAGTGGTCATCGAGAGCAACTTTGGCGACGGCATGTTCTCGCAACTGCTCAAGCCGGTGCTCAACCGGGTGTACCCCTGTGCCATTGAAGAGGTACGCAACAGCCAGATGAAGGAGCAGCGGATCATTGACACGCTTGCCCCTGTCATTGAGGGCCACAGACTCATCGTACACGAGTCGGTGCTGTCATCTGACCGTGTCCCGCACGCCGAGGACTCACTCGAGCGCCAGCGGGACCGCCAACTGTTCTACCAGATGACGCACTTGACCGCTGAAAAGCAGTGCCTAGCGCACGACGACCGTCTCGACTGCCTTGCTCTGGCGGTCGGACACTTCAACTCCACCCTTCTACTCGACGCCCAAGCTGAGTACAGACTCCGTGCTGAGGCGTCGTGGGACAAACTTGCCGGTACGCCGGAACAACAGAACCACAACTGGCTTCACTTCGGGGCCAAAGCCACGGCCTTCGGCGCCGACCCATTCTCCCTATGAGTTGGACTCCCACACAGACGCACGCGCACCGAATCGAACTGGACCCTGAGGGCAGGTTCGTGGTTCTGGAGCGTTCCTACGAACACAGGGGCCAGCGTAAGCCTGGAACCCCTAGCTACGACCATGTGCAGGATCTTGAGCAAGAGCTATGGGCGCCTGTTGCACGCTACAACACGCTTATGGAAGCTTGCCTCCTGTGCTATGTGCGAGGACTCGACAACAACCAAGCTATCCGCGAGCTTGATCTAGGCGGACTTGACCCGCTTGGCACGGAAGTCACGTTCGTCAAACAGCAATTCGAGAAACTAACTATCTGAGGTTACGCCCGACAACCCAGACGGAGGTGAGCATCTGCATACGGAGGAGTCTCAAGGTTCGCCGTGTCTCCTCCGTATGTTTCAACCCCTCCCCTACACATACATGGCACACGCACTCATCATTACCGCCAAGCCGGGCGGTGGCCTCACTTACGACGACAACGACGTGGTCCAAGTCCTTGACGGGCACCAAGACCCCGGCAACGCCGTCAAGCCCAGCAGCAGCGGCTTCCTGTTCGTCTACTGCTCCGACAAAGAGCACGACGACCCCGACATCGCAGTCCTCATGTCCGGGTACGACGACGGCGCGGACCCGCCCAGCCCGATTGCCAAGCGTCGGTTCAGCCTGGCACTTTCCGGCACCGAGTTCGAGACTTGGGTGCCCTACGATCAAGCGTCAGCTGCGGGCATTGAGAAGACTTGGGCCGAGCTACAGGCCCTGATTACGGACAAGGGGGCCTGATACATGGTCACAGTTATTAACCGAACCATCGGGGCCACGGGCCGAGACTACGCCACGTTCTCGCTGGCTGAGGCGGATGTCGAGAACATCGGAACCTCTGCGGACCTTGTTGCAAACGACGAAGCCATTGTCTTCACGGCAGACGCGGGCACTTACGGCGGATACACAAATAGCAGCACTCTGACCACCGACAGCACGCGCAATGTCACTTACCGCTGCGCGGACCGCTCCAATCGTCCTTTGATTGACGCAGGTTCTTCGTTTCAGGCCGTGCAAATTAGGGACGATCACACCCACTTCGACGGCATTGACGTACAGACCGCAGGCGGCTCTGGGTTCAAAGCATTTGATCCTCAGGTAGGTATCCGAATTGAGAACAGCCGCGCGACTACGCTTCGGGGGGTCATGTTCGCAAACGAAACCACCATGGGGTCCGCCTCGGATCCGATTGTACTTCGGAACGTCGTCAGCTCTGCTAAGGACCAAGACGTAAGGCTTGGTAACAACAATGGTGCCATCTATGTAGATGTAATCAACATGACATCTGTGCCTTACATCGAGTCGAGGAGCGGTAAAACACAGCTTCTGTTCCAGTCAACGGCTGCGGGCCAAGCCAACATCTACAACTTTGTCAATCTAGACTCGACCGCCAATAGGCAGATTGACACCAGCGCAGCAGTCAGCGGCTCAAACAACATTGGCCTAGCCGGGGGCGACTCCAATCGCTCATTCTCCACTTACGGCATCGGCTCTGAGAAGACTCCGACTACGAACGACAACCCTGGCGCTGGTGACTGGGTGATCTTCATCAGTTCGAGCGGTCAACTCGTGTACGACGACGACAACGACGCCGCAGGTCAAGGAGTAGGCCCGGCCTCCCAGGCGCTAGTCTCCTCGATTGGCATCCTTGGGCAAGCGCGGTCAGGCGCAACGACCGAAGTCGGAGCTTTCGCCACGCTGCACGGCGCACCGCCGCCCGCCCTACCCTCTACCGGAGGCGCCGACACCTCCGACCAGCTTCCCTTCCCCTCAGGTATCCGCGGAGCCGCCCTGCGTGGCCTGGGTATCCGAGGTGAGGCTATCCGCGGCAGGCACCTGCGAGGCCCCAGCCGACAGGAGTGACAAAAGCAAACCCCCTAGGCCACCTAAGGCTCAGGGGGTTTCTTGCACTCTCTAGTGGCTACGCAGGTGTAGTCACTAGGTGCAGGGCATCTGGGTAGTCGACCCAGAACCCAAGGAGGTTGTTCATCTCCTCGAGACTGTCGTAGTCATCTACGTCACAGCAGACCATCGTCATGACCTCTTCGTCTTGTCCTAGCTCTAGGCGGATGCGTCCATCGCCAAGAGTCACGATCTCTGCGTAACGGCAGGAGTCGTCAATGCGGGTGGTAGTGCGGTTATGCGTAAACATCAAAAAGGCACGGGAGCTTCAGGCTGCTCCCAGGTCAGTTCGAGGACATTGTCTAGGCTCATGTAGACTTTGTCCGGGAGACCCTTGGGCACATCCACGTCGGCCTGAGCCATGATCCGCAGCAGCGCCTCAAGGTTGATCTTGATCTGGACTTGGTTCTTCTTCTCGTAGTAGTTCATTGTCGTTTCTGGCGTCGGATGAGTTTCTTGACGTTCGCGGACACGATGTCCTGCACATTGAAGTCGAGGGCGTTCAGGAGTGCAACATATCCCCAGAGAACGTCCCCAAGTTCGTCATGCAGCTTCTCAACGTCGTCGGGAGACAGACGGCCTCCTGCGCGGCGAGAAGCCTTCTGGAAGATCTCGGTGACCTCCCCTAGCTCCCCCTGAAGCTCCAGTAGGGCTCCGAGGGCTGCGTTGTCACTAGGCGTCGCGTGAACGAACCCGCGGTTCTTGCAGGTGCTCTCGACGAACTCTACATAGGCGTCTAGCATGGGATCTTGCTGATGAGGTCAGTGAGGGCTAGTTCGGCTTGCTGGGGAACGACTGCGTTGCCAAGGGCGCGAAGGCGGTCCACCCGATTGGAAAGCCCATCAGGGACTCCACAAATATTGGATTGAGTCGCAGGCCAGAGGTGTTCGGGAACATCGCTCCAGTCGTCCGCGGGGCCGCGAGGCCCAATCTCCCCTTGGTCGGCTCCTTGAGGCTGGGATCCGTCCCGTCCTTGTGATCCCTTGCTGTCGGTGTCGGCCAGTTCTTCGCTGCTCCCGGCAGCTTCAGCACGACCTTGTTGTGATCGCCATTGCTGTACGCATACGCGCTCCCCGTTGAGTCGTTCACTGTCGCGGTAGGCCAAGATGAAGAGCCGGTTCCTGCGGTGGGGAAGTCCGGCTTGGGCTGCGCTGTATACACCCCACTCTGCATTGAACCCCAGTTGGGCAACTTCTTCGAGGACTTCGTGGAGCCCTTTGCTGACGTGTCCTTGGACGTTTTCGAGAACAAGAGCCCTTGGCTGGATTTCTCGGATGATTCGCGCAACGTCAGGCCAGAGGTGCCTTGGGTCGTCTGCGCCCCTGCGTTTGCCTGCGGAGCTGAAAGGCTGACAGGGGTATCCCGCAGCGACGAGATCCACTGCTCCACGCCATGCTGTGCCGTCGAAAGACTTGAGATCCGTCCACACAGGTGCTGGATCCAGAGATCCTTCTTCCATGCGCGTTGCCAAGATTTCGATGCACGCTGCTTCCCTCTCCACGTAACAGACTGTTCGAGAAGCTGGAAACACTCGTCGGATCCCAAGGTCCAACCCGCCGATTCCGGCGCAGAGCGACAAGACGCGGGGATTACTGCCCACACTCTTCACCCTCCTCAACCTCCTCTTCCGGGAACCCCTCGCGGTCCCACTGGAGCACCTGCTGAAGGTCCTTCATGATCTGGTCGATCATCTTGTCGACTTCGTCCTTGTCACTCATCGTCGGCCTCCTTGGCGTCGCTGGCGATTTCTTCGGTCTCCTCAAGGAACTCTTGAGCAAGGCTCAGAGCGTCTTGAGTGGCTTTGGCGATGTCCTCAAGGAACTTGACAATGTCCTCTAGGGCATCGAACTCGTCGTAGTCTTCGGTGTCAGTCATAGGTCAAGGGTTTCGTCTAGTCCGAACAGGGCGATGCAGAGGGCGTCGGCAATCCCGTCGCTCTCCTTGCGGCACCCAGGGGGCACAAGGTTCACAGTCTTGAAAGTCTTGGCGGCTTTGTCAATGGCAGCGGCCTTGTTCCGCTCCTCGTAGCTCGCCAGCACCTTCTTCTTCCACGCCTGGGGCGTCACGAGCCTGACCGGGAGCTTGAAAGCCCCGCAGGCCCCAAACAGCCCCCCGTAGTTCGTGCCAAACTTGAAGGTCGAAGCCACACCCTGCTTAGGCATGGAGTGGACCTTCTCGATGTACACGATCCCCGACCAGGGACGCAGCAGGTCTGCCACGCGCTCCCAGTCAATGCTCTTGTCGCCCCTCAGAGGCATCGGATGTGCCTCCGTGTGACCCTTAGGTCCGAGCAGAGGAATGATGGCAATGCCACCCTTCTGTCCCGGATCGATACCCACAACTGCCTTACGTCTTCTCATGACTGTTCTAGTACGGGTTTTCCGCACAGCGAATGCACTTATCCTACAGAGCCTCTGTGAGCCCCTATGCTGCATTCTGACACAAATGTGACTTGGGAGTCATGTCGGACACAAGAGTCCAGTACGGGGCCTTACAGGGCCTCTCAGGGCATCCTACGCTCTAGGGCACTAAAAGCACGCTCAAGGGCCTCGAAGGCTTTGTTGGCTTCCTCGCGAAGCTTCACGATGTTCGGGTAGTCAGGGGAGTTGCGGTCCAGCCGGGCCTTCTCTGCGTAGTGGCAGGAGTGGCACTGGCCGTCGGGATGAGAGTGCCGCCATGTATGGCAGGTCTTACAGAGCTTCCTCAGCTTCATAGTCTCGGTGTCTGGTCGTCAGGGACAGGTTGATGGTCAGGCTGTCGATGTCACCCATGCGGATACCGCGGGGCGTATCTGCGAACCCAGGGTGTAGATCGACAGCTCGGCTCGTGGAAATGAGGGGTTCTCCAATAAGAAGTTCCCCACGGTCCCTGGCTGCGTCCACGCGGGCCTGATGGACCCTGATGGCGGCTTTGAGGCCCTCGATGCTCGTGTGGCGCTTCTGCACAGCAGGCTGCGTGGACACTGCGTCAGCTTGGAGGCGAGGATCGAGAGTCTTCGGTGCGATGTCATTCATGACCCCGGTTTACAGGGTCTCTGACGAGGGCGCAAGAGCCGGTAATCGGAAAAAATGGGGCTCTGGGGGTGCTATGTGTAAGTGTAGTAGTAGCAAGGAGTTGTAATTGGGGTGTCTATAAGGGGAACCTTATGTACATAGGTGTGCTCTGTGTCCTCTCCTACCGCCCATAGATCCATCGAAGATGTGACGATATGGCTGGCAGGGGGACGAAACAGAGGTTTACCTGTATAGGTTCTGGGATTCCTCCTTCGTAGTTCTCTTGCCCTACCATACGGTGCTCGGTATCACCCAATCTGCTAGCTACCCCCACTACGCCCCCTATTGGCACAGAAGCGCCGCCATGGACAAGAAGCTCCAGCAGATCATCCGGGACCTCACGGCCTTCCTCGAGGAGCACAGCGAGGGACAGCCGTACCCTTGGAGGGAATCGGGGGACGAAGGACAGGAGGGTGCTCAGGATCACCCGATTACCTAGTCAGGATTTTCTGTCACAAATTTGTGAAAGCCCCTTTTATCGTTAGACGCGCCGCGGTTCCCCCCGTACCCCCTAGCTCCCCCTGTAGCGCCCTTGTATTCGCCTGTGTCGCACGTTATTTCCCGGCGCGACCCTAGACTCATGGAAGCTTCGGAGTGCGCTAGCGGGGCTCACGGGAGGCCTCGAGGGGGTAGGGGTGTACCCTTAGGGGTTAGGGGGAGGTTAGGGGGACGTTAGGGAGGTTGGGGCGTTAGGTTGTATGTTAGGTAGGTCCCGCTTTTTTGTATCGGGATCGTATGGGCACAAAAAAGCCCCGCCGGGCTCAAAAGCCTAGCGGGGCCAAGGTTAGGGACGATGGAGCTACGCGAGGAGAGATACCGTCCACACTACGCACCCCCCGCCCTTGATGGTCTCAAGCGTATCCCCTTCGTCTACATACTGGATCCAGCGATCCTCGCCGGCCGCGGCTTCCCGGAGCCCCTCCAGTGTGATGTGCGAGGCGTAGCGATGGTAAAGGTATCCCTCGACCTCCTCCACATCCTCGAACACTTCATCCCAAGCTTCCCCGGGATCGTTCGCGTCCCCTGCCTCGATATCCTCTGGGGTCCATCGGCGGCGCGTGATACGTAGGCGGATCATTGGGAAGCCTCCACGCGTTCCTCGGCTTGCGCCCGTTCTTCGGCTTGGAGCTTCATGTGCCAGCGAATGACCTGCTTTAGAGTTTTCCGAATCTTCGGATCGTCGGTCGCGTGATAAGCCCAGCCCAGGGCGGCCGATAGGGACGCGATTCGCGCCTGTTCGTTTGTCTGCTTCATCGGGAAACCTCCCGCGGCACAATCTCCGCGTAATCGTAGTCCTCTTGGGCGAGCATAAGCCCCATCGGGCGCAGATAGTCCTCGAGCTCCAAGAGAGATAGGAACAGTCGACGATTATCGGGGCCGATTCCGGGATGGCTCGTCTCCCGCGCGGGATCCGCGGGATCCCCGTAGAGGACAAGCCACGATTGCGTGAGGGGGCTGTATCGAGTGTGTAGTTTGGTTTGCTTCATCGGTCAAGATTGGTTTCTAGGGTCCAACCGAGACGCTCCATGCGTTGAGCGCGATTTTGGTTTGCGATGGTGGCGGAGATTAGATAGGGGCTCCACCTGTGCTCTACAGGTTCGCCTGTATCCCTATCGGTGTAGCGGATCACGGATTCGGCTTTCCCGGAACGCGGGGTGCCGTCAACGTAAAGCCGCACGACCTCGAGGGGCCTATCGGGGCGCGTAAGGGTATGGGTCAATCGCATTGGTCAAGAAAGAAGGGGGCAAGGGCGCACAAGGCCAGAACGAGCACGGAGAGGACACAGAAAAGCACGGCGAGGATGTCAAAGATCACGACACGGCCTCCCAAGAATCCCGCGCCGTCCACTCTCCGAGAACTAGCAGGGTGCCGCCAATCTGGGAAGGGTTGAGGGAGACGACCTTAGCGCCGTCAAGGTTCCAGCCGTGCTCCCGCAGCCAACGGCACGCCGTGCCGATAGCTCCCTTCTCCCCGTAATCGTAAGAGACTGTTTTGTGTTTCTCAATGATCCCCCAAGTGTCCGCAAGCTTGACGCGGGCGCCAAGGTGGTTCGTCGGGGGCAGGAAGCGGATCAGGATTCCGCGGGCGGATTCGATAGTCTGCTGCATGGTTTCGAAGGTTTCGAGCTAGGCCGCGCACAATCGCGCGACACCTCTAGTATCGGACCGCGCCCTGATTTCTGACCGGATTTCCGGGAAATCCTCGAGCCCCTAAGCTACGCCCCCGCAAGCGTTTACGGGCACCGCTCGAGTTTTCGGGGGATACACTACAGGTGGTGCCCGCGGCCTACCGATGACCCTAGATGTAGTGGCACTACATATAGTATGTGCCAAAATGACAGGCACTAGGGGTTGACCCTACCCTTAGGGGTTGACCCCACTGCCATTTTGGCAGGTGTAGGTTCCGGTCTGTAGGTTCCGGTGTAGGTTCCGGTCTGTAGGTTCCGGTCCTAACTACTGTAATCGCAGGCATTTGGAAATAGGGGTGTCAATAGAAGGGAGACACTCCCTTATGTACATAAGGTCACCATATGACCACTGACGCCCACGGAATCCCATACCGCCGCGAAGCGGGAGAATGGAGAGGAGTGCCCGCCAGTGTCTACATATGTACCCCTCCTCCTCCATTCCCCCATGTCTAGACGATACGACTTCCAGGACATCCTGAGGCGGTTCCAGCAGACGCAAGACCAGCGGTTCCGTGAACTCAGCGATGCTGTTGCGCGGCGCATTCTGGAGCTTCTCGGCGGCACCACTGTCCCCGACGACCCGCCCGATCCTCCCAGCGGCCTCACGGCCACCGACGACCAAGAGTTCCAGATCACCCTCGACTGGAACCCTGTAGCCACGGCGACGGGCTACAACGTGTACCGCTCGCCGGTCACGGAAAACAACTTCGCCCTGATCGGCAGCACCCCGGTCTCCGATTACGTTGACACGGGTCTGCCTGCGGACACCAGCTTCGACTACTACGTCACGGCCTACAACGGCGACGGCGAGTCGGACCCCAGCAGCACCGAGACGGGCACCAGCATTGACGGGAGCGCCCCCAGCCTCCCCGATACGCCTGCCAACTTCCGCACGACTTCCAACGAGAACCAAGTGGTGCTCGCGTGGGACGCCTTCACGGGTGGCACGGTGGCCTGCCGCATCGAGCGGTCGGTCGACCAACTGAACTGGACGGTGGTGGCGAACACCTCGACCCTGACCTTCACGGACACCAACGTCTCCGTAGGCCAGACGTTCTACTACCGAGCCTACGGGGTCAACGCCACGGGTGTCACCTCGCCCGCCACTGCGACCCTGACGGTCACTGTGGTCGACGGGGACACCACTGCGCCCCCTGTGCCTGTGCTGCTGTCGGGCATCCCGGCGAACCAGATGATCTCTGTGACTTGGGAAGGCGTCGTTGCGTCTGACCTTGCGGGCTACGAGATCGGGTGGGGCACCAGTTCGGGGACCTACACGAACACCTCCGATCTCATCACGGGTACGCAGGGGAACATCACGGGCCTGACGAACGGCACGCGGTACTACTTCGCTGTGCGTTCCGTGGACACGTCGCTGAACGAGAACAAGAGCGCGTGGTCTAACGAACAGAGCGACATCGCTATTGACACGGCGGACCCCGGCACGACCCCGGACCCGCCCACGGCGCCCACGGGGCTGACCTCAACGTCTCCTGAGGTCAACCAGATCCGAGTGCGGTTTACCCCTGGGCAGTCTTCGTTCCTCCGGCGGCACCGCCTGTACGCTCGGGTGAAGCCTGGGCAGACGATCCAAGGCAACCCCGTTGACGGAACGTGGAGCCAGATCGACCAAGAGCTACAGCCTGCTACGGAGCTTGGCAAGGACGTTACTATCTTCCAAGGTAGTCTTGGCTACGAACTCAGCCCGGTGACGTGGCAGTTCTACGTCACGGCGGTGGACACCTACAACCAAGAGTCCGCACCCTCCGAGATCATCGAAGACATTGTCGACGGTGAAGACTGGGCCTTCGGTCCCGGCGGTGGCCCGATCGGCGGGCAGAACATCAACGGTGACACGGGCCTTGGGGCCAACCACCGTGCTCCGGGCTTCACGTTCGACTTCGCCATTGACGTGTCGGACACGACGCAGTACGCGGGCGATGCAGTCGAGAGGGCCGCGGCGATCTTCAACAACCGGCGCAACCTCGACCCCAGCAACCCTGACTTCATCCAACTGTCGACGGACGACACGGCGCACATCGCCATCCTCCTGCCGACGGAGACGGTGAACAAGCGGCTGCACATCAACACTGGCGACACCAGCACGGGCGGCGAGCAAGCTCGTGAAGCTGCCAACTTCGACTTCGGCGGAGACCCTGGGTTCGAGTCGCAGATCGCCCTGCACTTCATCGGGCCTTGGGCGCAAGGCACCGACACGTTCCTTGAAGCACAGACCCGTATGCGCGACAACCCCGGCAGCGCCACACTGGGCTACAAGCGCACGTTCAAGGACTCAGACAACAAGTCTAAGTTCAACGACAACACGGGTGCAGACATCATCGTTGGCGACATCACGCGGCAGAACGCGGAAGGTGTCTTCTACTTCTGGAACTGGGACGTTGAAGTCAGCAGTAAGGACGGCATCCGTCTTGGCTCTGACGGCGACCGCGGCTCCGACTTCAAGTCGCACAAGTTCGACGTAGTCTTCAACCTGTGCAAGATCCACCAAGACGCGATCCTGCCCAAGGTGGAAGCCATCGGCCAGCGGGGTGTCACCGCGCGGTACATCCGCCCCTCGCTCATCGGTTGCTTCATCGACCTGCCCTGGCAGTCTGGTGCCGCCGTGCAGGCCCTCTCGCCTATGCGGGGCAGCTTCGCCGTGACGAACACTCGAGTCGCGCGGGCGGGCGGTGCAGCCTTCCAGATGTACACCCGTTCGACCTTCGACTCTGGGCTTCCCGCGGGCACCGACCCCGGCAGTCTCACGTTCACCGGAGTGCGTCACTGGGACGACTGGCCCACGATTAACGACGGCATTGGCCGTGCCTCGGAAGCTGGTACGTTCTTCTTTGACCTCGGTGGCGTTGAACAGAACGTAACGCTTGCCGACTGTCACGTCATCGAGACGAAGTCCGCGAACTTCCGCAGGCTTGCCGACTGGCCCCCTGGCGATCCGTATGACTGGCGTGTGTACACGACCTTTGTCCGGCAGACCAACTCGGCTCTGCGTATGCAGTACCTCGGCATCGAGCGCCCACTGGCGAGCGGCTACCGCACGGGCGCGATCAGCATGAGCAACTGCCTGTTCTACAGCAAGGTCCCGATCCGACCTGTTGTGGACATTGAGCACGCGAGCAGTATCACGCTGACCTCTGTCGGTGCGTTCACCGATGAACAGGCCGAGGTTCTGAGCTACGACAGCGCGGGCGTCTCGACTTCGCTGGGTGACTCCTCGCTGACTGGCTACCGTTACGGCAACAGCACCCCTTACAAGCCTGGGGGCGCCCCGTTCACCATCGGCGCTATGTCGGCTACCGGGCTCAACACCAACACCATGCGTAACACGCTGGCGAGTGCGTACTCGCTGACGGCGGCGGAAGTGGCTGTGGCGAACGCGGACATTGAGTTTGTGCCGGACACGGTCGATCACTTCGAGGTTACGGAGGATCACTCGTTCAACAGCTTCACGCCGCCGCACCAGTTGTTCCTACAGCCTGCGGGCCTCAACCCCCCGGAGCCGCCGCCGACGCTGGAGCTTATCGATGCTATCGACATGTACGATCGCGGCCTGACGATGCCTCAGGCGAAGCTGGAGGCGATCCCGGCGCTGGTCGCATCGCGTTCGCCCCGCGCCGACGCCACCGGCAACGTCAACGTGCGCCGCTGGGCGTATCGTGGCCCCGGTACGGGCTACGCAGCCACGGGCGACTGGCAGATCCACTTCGGCAACAACCTGAGCGGTCCTAGCACTAACCCCTACGTTCGCTTCGCGGATAACTTCTGCGTCATGCACCTTGAGGATGTGGACCTGCGATTCCCCGGTTCTCAAAAGTGCTTTAGCTCCGACTACGAGACGAACAAGTACATCAGCAGCACCTGGGAGACCTCCACGGCCAACCAGAACCCTGCTGTGCCTAACGGGGAGGAAGATGTCTTCCCCCGTGAGGCGTCCGACAAGTGGGGAGCGCCGAACCCTGTGAAGGAGTACGTCACGAACTGCTACTTCGGGGACCACGGGGACCGTAGACGCTACGAAAGGCCGGAGTACTCAGGCAACGCCGGACTCAACTCGGATGTCAAGTGGGCTATCCGCCACAACGGGCTGGTCGACGTTACGTTCGAGAACTGCGACTGGCAGTACGTCCACCAAGAGCACGCCTGCTACTTCAACAGCATGGGTGATGCCGAGTGGCGTAACTGCACGTTCCGTGATATCGGATCGCAGGGCCTTCAGGTAGTCAACCGATCCGACAGCTGGGGGAAGAAGATCCACGACCCGAACGACGTGGAGAACCCTGAGTACTTCAACGACGAGACGCGAGGCGGCAACCGCATCCTGCGGAACTGCCACTTCGCCGACGTGGGCAACTGGTCGAACCAGTCCCAGAACAAGTCCAGCGTCATCAACTTCTACTCAGCGGGCTACCCGGACTCCCCGGCAGAGCTTGTGGCGATGGTGGACTGCTCGATCGTTACGGGGCTGACCTTCGCTGAATCCTCTGCGGAGCGGGCGGCTGCGGGCGACCCGGACACCTCGCCCTACTTCTTGCGGGATTCGCAAGGCGGTGACAAGCAGTCGTCGTCGCTGTTCGCCCTCATCCTAGAGGACCAAGGCAGCCAAGCGGGCCAGCAACTGGACCCGACCCACGCAGAAAGCGGATCGGGGTCGGCTATCTCGGCCAAGCTGTTTAGGACCCCGTTCGCCACTGCTGCCGCCGCTCGTGCCGACAACGCAGCAACGATGCACCAGATGGTGTACTTCAAGAACTGCTACTTCCACCAGCAGGACGCGGCGAACCCGATGTTCCGCTTCGACTCGTGCCACACGATCATCTTCGAGAACTGCGTGTTCATTCACGACGAGGTCTACGGCACGACGCAGAGAGCTTTCAGCATCGACTCCGGCCTGTCCGCCTACTGCGAGCCGGGTGCGTGGAACTACATGGCAGACGGTGACCTGCACGGCACCCACAACCTAATCTTCCGCAACTGCCGTGCGGAGATGCGGGATGTTACTGAAGGCCGCGTGGTCACTTCGACAAGCCCCATGAGCATTCGCTGGTCGCACGTCGAGACGGACGACATCTCCTTCATCGGGTTCGGAAACTCGGTAAACCAAGAGTTGCACTTCAAGGGGCTTCAAGGGGGTCGGACGGAACCGATCCTAGACTACCAAGGCCCGATCGATCCCAACAGGCCCGGCTACATCGCGCCGCCTGTGGTCTAACAGGAGTGAGATATGACTGACAGACTGTCCCCGGAGGTCGAGGCAACGCTGCTTTCGATCCTCGGGGGCGGGCTGGCCTTGCTGGTCAGAGCCCTAAAAGAAGTTTGCTACCACAAGCCAAAGCGGCTCAGGCACCACGACCGTCTCAAGCGCGTCGAACGTGACCTGAACAAGCTGGCATCTAATTTGCCCCCTGGTAAGGGGATCATGATCGAGGCGTGGGAGTTGGACAGTGCCGACATCGTCGAACTGACCTCTTGGGACTCGATCCACCTCAAGTACCACGATCTAACCGCCGATAACAACGACGAAGGGTAGGCCCTGCCACCCACCGCCTATGCTCGACCCCTACGAACTGATGCGCCAAAATGGCGTATCTCTCCGCGAGAAAGCGATTGACTCTCGCCAAAAAGGCAGGCTGTCCACGACGCCCATCGGGGCGCGGATGCTGCGCGAAGGCTCTGCCTTGGTGCTGAAGTCTTTGCGGAAGTGGGTCAACACGATCCGCAGGACACGCAGAGGTCCCAAGGGGCACAGCCCTAGGGTGCTCCAGCTTTTCGAGGCTGTCGGGCTGGAGCGAGCGGTGGCGATCACCCTTCAAACACTGATTGACAAGACTTCTAGCTCGTCGTCTCAAGACTGCACTGTGGGCTCGCTCCGCACAATCTTGGGGCGCGGGCTGGAGGTCGAGGCGGAGTGGGCGCGGTTCCGCCAAGTCGACGGGGTGGGTTTCAGTTACACCTCGAAAGACTACCAGCGTGCTCACGGAGCACAGAAGGCTCGCCTGCACCGAAAGATGCAGGAACGCCTCACAGAGATCGAGGGGATGCTCGACTGGGACGCGCAGGACCGCGCTCTGCTCGCGTCTGTCCTCATTGAACACGCGGTCACCGCCTCTGGGTTGTTCGTCGAGAAGAAGGAGCAGTTGCCCGGCAAGAAGCTTCGCAACATCATCGCGCTGCACCCCGCGATGCAGTCATGGATCGCAGACGGGGAGGACCTTCTCGGAGTCCTGCCGCGCTACATGCCGATCACCGAGAAGCCCCTACCGTGGGGCAAGGGCCTGCAAGGCGGCTTCGACGCCGAGTTCGTCGCGCCTGTGCCGTTTATGTCTGGCCGCAGTGCCGCCCAGAAGAGGGCACTCGAGGAGTCTGATTGTGCGGCTGTGTACACCGCGGTCAACGCTCTGCAAGAGACGCGGTGGTCGGTGAATCAGCACGCGCTGGACCTGCTGCGGCACTCAGTCGATTGCGGCTGGTCGGAGTGCGGCGTGCCTGCGGACCCTGGGGAGCCTCCTGCCAGCCCGGACACAGAGTTCGACAAGAAGGCCCCTGAGTGGATCGAGTACTTCCGCCGCAAGCGTGCATGGCACATCGCCAGCAGCGACTTCCACGCGGCAGCGGGAGGGGTGGGCCGGTCACTGGCAATCGCTAGTGAGTACCGAGACCTCCCCCAGTTCTACATGGTCCACACGGTGGACTTCCGTGGGCGCTGCTACCCCGTAGGCGCGGACCTAGGCTATCAGGGCGCCGACTACCAGCGGGCGCTGGCGCAGTTCGCAGAGGCACGCCCTGTGGGGGAGGGGCTTGACTGGTTTCTGGTCACTGGGGCGAACCTGTTTGGGGAGGACAAGTGCTCGCTCGATGAGCGCATCGCGTGGGTCCGCGCCAACTCCGAAGAGTTGATTGCGTGCGGGCAAGACCCGACGCGCCACCGGATCTGGATGGAGGCCGACAAGCCGTTCCAGTTCGCCGCATGGACTGCGGAGTACGCCAAGCTTCAGCACGAAGGCGACGCCTTTCGGTCTCGACTGCCCATCGGAATGGACGGCAGCAACAACGGCCTCCAGATCTACTCGCTGCTGCTGCGGGACAGTGTGGGCGGCAAGGCCACCAATTGTCTGCCGGGTGAGCGGCCCAACGACATCTACCAGATTGTTGCTGACCGCGCGACAGAGATCATCCGGCACGAGCTAAAGCACTCCGACGAGCCCAAGCAGCGGCGGTGGTGCAGGCAACTGCTGGACTTCTGCAAGTCGCAGGGACACGAGGGCTTGCCCCGCAAAGCTGCGAAGCGCCCGACGATGGTCCTGCCGTATGGCGGCACCCTGTACTCTTGTCAGGGCTACCTGTCGGAGTGGTACACGGACATTGTCCGCGGCAAGAACCTGCCTGAGGATGAGCACCCGTTTCCGCAGCGGGACGTGTTTCAGGCGCTGAACTATCTCGGTGGCCTGCTGTGGCAGGCGCTGGGCGACGTGGTTGTCAAGGCCCGCGAGGCGATGGACTGGATGCACGCAGTCAGCGACATCGTCTCGGAAGCGAACCAGCACGTCCGGTGGACGACGCCGATGGGGTTGCGCTGTCACCAGTCCTACCTCAAGGGCCGAGTGAAGCGCGTGAAATTGATGAGCGGCGCCAAGTTGGACATCGCTGTCTGGGAAGCCACCGATAAGGTAGACCCGCGTAGATCGCGCAACGGCTTTGCGCCCAACTTTGTCCACTCGCTTGACGCCTCGGCCATGATGCACACGACCAACCTGCTCAAGTCGCAGGGCGTCAACGACTTCCGCATGATCCACGACGATTACGCGGTACACGCAGAACACGCAGTGACCTTGTTCAAGACACTGCGCTATGCTTTCGTAGACATTTTCCGGCACGACCTGTTGTCGGCCCTACGCAACGAACTACAAGAGCAACTTCCGGAAGCGGAGATCCCGCCTCCTCCGATCGAGGGTGACCTCGAACTCGACAAGCTACTTACCTCAAACTACTTCTTCGCATGAGCACGATTCTCAAAACCCCTATCGGTACGACCCTGTTTGCCTCGCTGACTAAGGCGGTGGTCTTCTCGCCCGGTGGCAAGATGGAACCTACGCCTGAAGAGCCGGGGCACTTCGAGACGCTTCTTGTTCTCGATCCCGCCAAACCCGAAGTCGAGGCTTTCCTCACGGAGCTTGCCGACAAGGCGGATGAGGCCGCGTCGGCACTCGGTGGTAAGAACCGCCGTGATCCCCTGTACTCGTTGAGTGATGATGTCGACGAGAACAAGCAACCGACGGGGTTTGTCCGTCTGAAGTTCCGGTGCCCGGCTGGCGGCACGACCAAGACTGGGAAGAAGTGGGCTACGACGATCCCGTTCTTCGATCACCAAGGTGAGGCGTTCCAGCCCGAGGCCGAGCTTGCCAACGGCAGCAAGATCCGCTGCTCGTTCGAGCTTCGTCCGTACTCCACGGGTGGGCTGACGGGGGTGTCGCTGCGCCTTCGGGCCACGCAGGTGATCTCCGCGGAGTATCGTGCCCAGAACTCGGCGGGTGACTTCGCTGGGGAAGCGGTGGAGTCCGAAGACTTCGACTTCTGATTGCTAGGCGGTAGCGTGGCCGTCAGCACGCCGAGAGGGTGGGAGGCCCAACACACACAAACACACACAGCACCGAAATGAAGCTAGTACACGTCGAACTAAAAGAGGCCAACGCTTTCGTGGACAAACTGCACCGCCACTGTAAGCCGATAACAGGTCACCGCTTTTCGATTGGAGTGGAGAAGGACGGAGTCCTTGTAGGCGTTGCGATCGTAGGCCGACCCGTCGCAAGAAAGACCTGCCAGCGCACAATTGTCGAGGTGTCTCGCCTATGCACCGACGGCACTAAGAACGCTTGCAGCTTTCTCTACGGCGCAGCCGCGCGTGCCGCGAAGGCATTGGGCTACGTCAAAATCCAGACGTTCATTCTGGAGGAAGAGCCGGGCACCTCCTTGAGGGCCGCTGGCTGGTCTTACCTAAGCGACACGCCCGGCAAGGGTTGGTCAGTCAATAGCCGACCGAGACCCAACGATCCGTCACCCCGAGGTATGAAACAGCGTTGGGGCAAAACACTTTGACATTCACCGCACAAAGGCTCCCCTGCCCCAAGTGTGGTAGCTCCCGCTCTCTTGCCATCGACGAAGAGACTGGCTGGGGCTACTGCCACCGCAACGAGTGCAGGGTGAAGCCGGACCCGACATACGACTTCAGCCCCAAGGAGATTAGCTTGGCCGAACTCATCCCGCAGGAGCAGATCACGTTTGGAGACCTTACAAGCCGAGGCATCTCCATCCTGACCTGCCGCAAGTACCGCTACGGCGTGGCGACCTACAACGGCCAGAGGTGTCAGGTGGCGCAGTTCACCGACGCAGCCGGGGTGGTGCGAGCGCAGAAGCTTCGACTGCCGGACAAGAGGTTTGTCTGGCTGAACGGGGAGGGCGCAGAGGAGGTCAAGGGCCTCTTCGGGAAGACGCTGTTCCACGACGGCGAGAAGAGCAAAGCCAACGGGCTCAAGTCGCGCATCGTCATCACCGAGGGCGAGCTTGACGCCTTGGCGTGCGCGGAGGCGCTCGGTAACTGGCCCGTAGTGTCTGTGCCTGACGGCGCGGCGTCGGCGCAGCGGTGGCTCAAGAAGGACCTTGAGTTCCTTGAGACCTTCGAGGAGATTGTGCTGGCCTTTGACGGCGACGAGGCGGGACAGGATGCGACGCAGAAGGCTCTTGACCTGCTGTCACCAGGGAAGGCCAAGATCGTCCGCTGGCCTGCGGGCTGCAAGGATGCCTGCGACGTGCTCGGTGAGCGCAGTGGACAGGAGCTACGCAAGATCCTGTGGGACGCCTCGGCCTACGCGCCTGAGTGGGTCGTCGACGGCGACAACATCCTCGACGAGATCTTTGAGGGCGGACTAGAGCCGGGATTCCCGTGGCCTTGGAAGGGTGTCGACCACGCCTTTGAGGGCATTCGACCCAAGCAGATGACTCTGATCGCTGCGGGCACCTCGTCGGGCAAGTCGCTGTTCTGCCGCCACCTTGCGCTGCACTGCGCTGAAGCAGGCAAGCGGGTGGGCTACATCGCGCTTGAGGAGAGCCCGCGCCAGTCGGCGCTGGGGGTCTACGGCGTCGCCCTGAAGCGGCACCTGCAACTAGAGCGGGACCTGCCCGAGGACGAGATCCGCGAGGTCCACGAGCGTCTCGGGCACAACCTTGTGTTCACGAAGCACTGGGGGTCTGCCGAGGACGACTCGCTGGTCAAAAAGATCCGCTACTGCGTCAAGGCTCTCGACTGCCCCGTCGTGTTCCTCGATCACATCTCAATTGCTATTTCTGGACTTGACGCGCAAGACGAGCGAAAGGCCATTGACAAGATCATGACTGATCTTCGGACTCTGGTCGAGGAGACTGGCGTCCACCTGTTTATCGTCAGCCACCTTCGTCGACCGAAGGACGGTAGCCACGAAGAGGGCATGGCGATTTCCACTGGGCACCTCCGGGGCTCTCACAGCCTTGGGCAGATCCCCGACAACATTCTCGCTTTGGAGCGCAACCAGCAGGCCGAGGACATGGATTCCCGAAACACCACTAAAGTCAGAGTCTTGAAGAACCGAGATATGGGGAGACTCGGTATTGTCGAGCACCTAAAGTTCGACCCGACTAACCACTGCCTTGAGGTAACTCCGATCGACACTACACCCGAAGTTTCTTACGAAGAGTTCGACTGATGAAAACTAGAATCACCTGCAAAGCCTACTTCGACGCAGCGCACAGGATGTCGCCTGCACCTGAAGAGGGCTACGATCGTTGGCACGGACACAGATACGAGGTTGAAGTCACCGCCAACACGTATGTCTGGAGCCATCTCCCGCTCGACGATTTCAGGAAAGGGGTCGCAGAAGTGTTGTCTGCCTATGACCACCGAACACTGACGTGGATTGGAGACGCTGAAGGGTGCAAGATAAACGAAGCTGTTGTGTTTCCTTCACAGCCGACAATGGAGACGATCGCGCGGGCCATTTACGCTCAGATGCACTCGTGGATCGAAGAGCACTCAAAGGCAAAGTTGTACTCGGTGCGCGTGTCAAGTCAGCCGGACGCATATGCGGTAGTGTTCAATGATTGTGATGCCTAGCAACAGCGGTCGCTGGAATGTGCATTACTGGCAGGGCAAGTATGGAGGTTTGGGGCATTTGTACTCGCCTGGGGGCGCTAGAGGTCCGTTTGAGCATCTCCCATATGCACTGGACAACGGCGCCTATGGCGCCATGAAAAACAACCGCCCGTTTGACGAAGAGGGTTTTGAGCGGCACGTTGTGTGGGCTTCTGAGAAGGACAAGCAGCCTTTGTGGTTGGCTGTTCCAGACGTTGTAGGAGACCGAGAAGCCACTGTGCGCGAGTGGCGGCTTCGTGCCCCGAAGCTGCGAGATCGCTTTGGTTGGAATCTTGCTCTTTGTGTGCAGGATGGCATGAGGCCCGAAGAAGTCGTTGAACTCGGGCCGGACGTTGTTTTCGTTGGCGGGTCTACTGAATGGAAGTGGTCGACCGTGGCTGAATGGTGCGCGGTTTTCCCCAGAGTGCATGTTGGACGCTGCAACTCACCCCGTAGACTCTACGAATGCGCGGAGCTTGGCGTAGAGTCAGTTGATGGCACTGGCTGGTTCCGAGGCAACCAAAAGCAATACGAAGGACTCCATGATTTCATCAAGCAACAATCTCAAGGGCGGCGACCCTCGATACCGCGTCAAAGAGATCTTCCCTTCACTACAGGGTGAAGGCTCGAAGGTGGGCACACCGTGTCTGTTTGTCAGGTTTGCTGGGTGCAACCTGTGGAATGGCAAGGAATCCGGGAGGTCCGACGCCGTCTGCAAATACTGCGACACTGACTTCTTGGGCGGGGACACGTTTACGCACAACGAGCTTGTCACAGAAGTCGAGCGTGCGTGGAATGCGGCCTTGGCACCGCCACTGATTGTGCTGACTGGAGGCGAGCCGCTACTTCAGGTGACAGACAAGATGGTTGAAGAACTGTCATACTTGGCTGAAGTCGCTATTGAGACGAATGGCACCGTACCAACTCCTACGGCTGACTGCCACATCGTGTGTTCTCCCAAGCCCGGAGCGCCTTTGCACCGCAAGGTAGCCGTTGACGAGTACAAAGTTGTCTACCCACAAGAGGGGCTACAAGGTCCCGATGAGCTACGCGAGTTCGTTCTAAGTTTGCCTGGACGTTTCCTAAAGGCTCCGGTTTACATCCAGCCTAACGCAAACGTGGCAAACGCTGAGCGGGCCGTCCTCAGGTTTCTGAAAACGAACGTCAACTGTCGAATGTCTCTTCAAACACACAAAATCCTGAATCTTCGATGAAAACGCTACTTCTCAGTGGAGGTCGTGAATCCTCGTATTTAGCCGCGACTCTTGGTGACAAACTAGATCGAGCGGTTCATTTCTATTATGGCCAGCCGCATATGAACGAGCACGCTTACGCGAATAAGATCGCTCGGCGTTTCGGCATCCGGCTGCATCACCACGACTTGCCTAACCTAAAGATGTCTCGTGAGAGGTTTGTGGTGCCTCACCGAAATCTGCTGATGCTTACAGCGGCGGCAGCTTTGGGCGCCACAGAAATCTGGCTTGGCGCGAACGCAACGGACTACGAGCTCTTTCCCGATTGCCGCCGCCCGTACCTAGATCGCGCCGAGACTATGTTGGATGTGAAAATCCACACACCGCTGATCTACATGAAAAAGTCAGAGATTTCCGAAAGGCTGGAAGGTTTGGGCGTACCTCTTGCCGATACATGGAGTTGTTACTTCCCTGTGTCTCACGGGGATCTCCACTATGAACCCTGCGGCGACTGCGCCGCTTGCCTTTCTTTCAACGACTAGTATGCCCCGCACCAAACGACGCAAGATCATCGCCAAGACCATCCACAAGGCGTTCCCGGATACCAACACCGCTATTCGCCAAGAGAGTAGCTTCCTAGATATCATCATTGTGCTGCTGGTTGTGGTCGTGTTTCCGATTATCGCCATGCTCTTTGTCTGATGGGTGACACGTCCAATCGCAAGTTGTTTGGCCTCGTCGGCTATCCCGGCAGCGGCAAAGACGCAGTCACTAGCGAGCTTTGCAGGTGGGGCGGCTACACGCGCTACGCATTTGGCGATGCTGTCAAGTCTCTCTTGCTAGCCATCGACCCTACTTACGAGAACTCAAGGACAAGGCTGGAGCGTTGGAAGCGCCGCAATGTCAACGACACTCGTGACAAGTTGCAACGCCTAGGACAGCGGCTACGCGACTTCGACGAGGACTTCTGGGTGAACTCCATGCCTCAGGTACTCGCTGATAAGTCCATCGTTACGGACATCAGGTACGAAAACGAGTTCAACTGGGTCAAGGAGCGCGGAGGCATCATCGTAGCGATCCACAGAGAGGGCTTCGGTCCTATCAATGACCACCAATCTGAGCGAAACACAACCCGCCTGCTGAACATGGCGGATCACGACATACACAACAATGGAACGATCCCCGATCTCGCCGCTCGATTCCACACTCTCCTCTGATGTCCTAGTCTTCGACATCGAAACCAACGGCCTCCTCCATGAGCTACACACAGTTCACTGCATTGCAGTTGCGTCAACGGATGCTGCGTCTCCTGAGGAGGTTGCGCTCTACCACGACGACCCGTCGATCACGCCGCGCCAAGGCTCTACGCAGGAGGGTGTCGACTTCCTCGCAGCCCACCTTCGACGAGGAGGTAAGTTGGCGGGGCATAACGTCATCGGCTTCGATGCTCCGGCGCTCGAAACGCTGTTCGATCTGTCATGGTCTGCTGACGACCTCTACGACACAGCCGTGTGGTCGCGCTTGGTGTACTCAGACCGGCGCGAGCGGGACTTCGCACTGAAGGAGCAGGGGCGCATCGAGGGGCGCTACATCGGCCAGCACACGCTGGCTTCGTGGGGCAGCAGGCTGGGGGAGCCGAAGGCCGACTACGACGGCGGCTGGGCGGACTTCAACCAAGACATGGCTGACTACTGTCGGCAAGACGTAGTCACCAACTGCAAGCTCTACCGCGTGCTGTCGAAGCGCCTGCCGGAGGGCGACTGCCACGTCTGGGAGACGCGCTTCGCTGACCAGTGTGAGCGCATGGGGCGCAGGGGCGTCCAGCTTGACCGCGAGGCGGCTATGAGCCTGCTGCGGCATCTGGAAGAGCGCAAGATGGTGCTGGAGGAAGAGATCAAAGAGGTCTTCCCTCCCAAGTACATGAAGCACAAGCCGTACCCCAGCGGCAAGCCGCGCCTAGTCATGTGCAAGTACCGCGGGGTCAAGTGCGAAGACAAGATGATCCCGTTCAACCCCGGCTCTCGCCAGCAGCTTGCTCGGCGTCTGTCCGAGGAGTACGGATGGGTGCCGAAGGAACTGACGGCCAAGGGCAACCCTGCGCTGCATGAGAAGGCGCTGATGGAGGTCGCCAAGGTGTACCCGGTGGCCGCTAAGGTCGCGGAGTACCACATCGTCAAGGCCCGCATCGGCGTGCTGTCCGACGGAGACCAAGCGTACTTCCGTCTTTGCGACGACGCTGACGTGCTGCACGGTAGGACGATTCACAGCGGCACCGTGACTGGACGCTGCGCTCACCGCTCGCCTAACACTGGCAACATCTGCTCGATCCGCAAGCCTTACGGTAAGGAGATGCGGTCCATCTTCATCCCGTTCAAGGGCTACCGGCAGGCTGGCTTTGACGCGGACGGGCTGGAGCTACGGATGCTGGCGAACCGTCTGGCGCCGTATGACGACGGGGCCTACGCGCACTCCGTCCATGCGGGCAAAAAGGAGGACGGCACGGATGTACACACCATGCACGCCCAGGCGATCTCGGAGATCCATGAAGTCACCCGCGACGCTGGTAAGTCCGTCACCTACGCCTTCCTGTACGGTGCGGGCAACAAGCTTCTAGGCCGTCTGGTCAAGGGTGGGGCCAAGAAGGGTGCCGCTGTCCGCCGTGCGTTGATCCGCAAGATCGACGGGATGGACATGCTGCAAGACGACTTGACTGCCTCTTACAAGCGCGGGCACGTCACCTCGCTGCTTGGGATGCGCGTCGGCATCCGACACGAACACGCAGTGCTGAACTCGCAACTACAGAGCGACGGCGCTGCGGTCATGAAGGTTGTGCCTGTCATCCTCGATGACTTGCTGGCCGATGCGGGCATCAAGCCCGGCGTCGACTGGCTGCAAACTGGGCACATCCATGACGAGGTGCAGGGCTCGCTGCGGCCCGGCCTTGAAGACACGTTCACCGCCTGCGTTGAAAAGGCGTTCCAACTCACTCAAGACCTCCTCGATGTCAAAGTGCCCCTGATCGGCTCCGCAGAGTTCGGATCGTCTTGGGCCGACACTCACTGATATGACCAACGTACTCATCGACGCTGACGAACTGATTTACAAGGCTTGCGCTGCTGCCGAGTTCGACTTGGAGATCAACGGCTT